TTGGACTTGTGGGCAGAGGGATTGCCTGTAGCTCCTGCTATTGCAACTATGCCAAGTCTACAGGGTGTCTGGGACGAACCATTATCTGCACACACAATTGCTGGTAGTGCTGGTGTAGTGGTTGGCGAAATCCTATCCAACACGGACGCTACTCAGGCTAAAGTGGATACGCTGTGATAGATGTTCGCTGCAAGGGGTGTGGTGTGCTGCAACTTAAGTGTACGATGTTCATTGGCGCTATTAAGTGCAAGAGCTGTCGCAAGATCTTTGAATACAAGGTATTGACTGATATACACATGACAAATCTTGAAGATCCGAAAGAAACCAAGAAAAAAGTATTGCAATCAAGGACAAACTAGCTTACGCTTATCTCAGAGTCCAGGAGACCAGACGCTTTGCGTCGCCCACACCTGATAGGTAGTGGAAGTCTCTTGGCTTTTTTATTTTTTAAGAGGGTAAAACACATGCTTATAAAGTCCGCAGGTATTATTGAGAAGGCCGCCAAGCTGCAAGAAGGCGAAGTCGAGTTTGTAGTTTCAACAAACGCACTCGATGCTCACGGTGAGCGCATTAACGTCGATGGTATCAACCTTACTGACTACAAGAAGAACCCAGTTGTACTGTGGGGTCACGATGGTTTCAACCTACCAATCGCCAAGACTACAAAGATTTGGAAGGATAGCGGCAAGCTTATGGCTCGCGCTAAGTTCTACCTCAAAGACCAGTTTGCTAATAAGGTTTATAACTACATCGTTGATGGCTACCTCAACGCAGTTTCAATCGGTGGAATGGTGCAGGAATGGAATGCCGACGGACTGACTATTGATAAGCTACTCATGAAAGAGTTTAGTGTTGTATCTATCCCAGCTAATCAGGAAGCTCTTGTTGCTTCTAAGTCACTATCAGGCGAGCAAACAGCTGAGCTTCGTGCTCTGGCTAACGGCTACGCTCGAAAGATCTTAGACAGTGAGATGGGCGAGTCTGAGATTAACAAGAACATTGAGACGCTAGAAACCCTAGTTGCCACTTTAAAGGAAGTAGCCCATGGCGAACCCAAAGAAGAATCGGCTAAATCAAACCATGTTCGTGTGATGCTGCGTCAAGCGCAGGCGGTCGATCATCAAATCGAACGAGTAATTAAGGTCGTAAAGAAAGGAGTATCTTAAATGGAAGATACTAAAATCGAGATTGATGCAGCTGTATCGCAAGAGATTGCGAAAGAAGCAGCCGCTTTGATCAAAGTTCCTACAGCCGAAGAGATTGCAAAAGAACTTAGTTCAATGCAAGAAGCTAAGGCCGAAGCAGCTGAAAAGGTTGCTAAGAAGTCCATTCACGCTGACTCTGACAAGCCAGAAGCAATGAAGACCTTGGATAAGGGCTACGGCTCACTTCCAAAGGAACTTCGTTTTGCTCGTGCTGTTAAAGCCTTCAAGAATGGCGACAGCCAGGGTGTACACGAGTACAACACCTACGTTGACAAGGCATGGCAAGATGTCAACAAAGCTAACTATCAGAACGTAACGACTACCGCAGATGGTGGCGCACTCGTACCTGATCCAGAGTTTATCGCTGAAGTAGAGCGTCTGACTCAGGACTACGGTGTTGCAGCACGTCTCGCTAATGTCCGATCAACTGATCGCGATAGCGTAACACTGCTCAAGGGTACGAACGAAATATCGTTCACCAAGACTGGTGAAGCTACTGCGCAAAACGCACAGAAGCTAACTTACGACTACAGCACTGTAGCTCTTGACAAGTACATCGCTACTCTCGTCATGACCAGTGAAGTTGTCGAAGATGCTGCAATTGACATGTTCAACGACGCAGCTAACGAGATTGCACGTGCTCGTGCAAAACTGTTTGATCAGTTGGTATTCACCGACTCAACTTACGGTTTGCTTTCACCAACCATTGCTAAGGCTTACGCTACGCAAACTGTTGGTGCAGCTATCACCAACTTTGACGCTGACGATGCTATGAACGCTCGTTACAAAGTTGTTGCTTCTATCCGCCGAAATGCACGATTCTTCATGCACCCAAGCGTATGGAATGTTCTTCGCCAGACTAAAGAAGCTACTACTGGTGGATACCTCTTTGGGCCTGTTGGCACTGAAGTAACCCCAATGATCGACGGTGTACCTGTTGAGCTAGTAGACGTGATGCCAGAATACGGCGCCATTGGTGCTAACAAGGCATTCGCAGTCTTTGGTGATCTTGGCCGCGTGATGATTCACGTTAAGCGTCTACTCGAAACCAAAGTCTTCGACTCTGGTACGGTTAAGGATGCTGGCGGTTCAGACATCAACCTGATCACTCAGGATGCATGGGCAATGCGAGCTACGCTTCGTTGTGTACCTCAAACCCGATTCAACGGTGCATTCACCATCATCGGTACTGGTAACGTATCTTAAGCGTAATCTAAAGGAGGTAACTACATATGGCAAACCTTAACAACCTATACGTTGCAGCAGGCAGCCTTGTTACCTTTGGTGGTGTTGACCTTGGTCACACCGTAGATGGCGCTGAGATCGAGTTTGGTCGTGAGTTTGTTGAAGTAACGACTGACTTATACGGAAAGACACCTGTCGATTACGTATTGTCTGGTCAAAAGGCTTCAATCAAGCTCAAACTAGCCGAGATTACACCTGGAATCCTGGCCTACTTAGTACCTGAAGGCGACTATGATGTGGGTTCATCCTCACAGCAATATCACTTCGGTGCTAAGGCAGGTTTCAGCCTCCGTGGTACTGCTCTCCAGCTGGTGATCACTCCGCAAGCCAACAACGTCGACGGTCGACGTACTATCACGTTCTTTAAAGCTGTTTCAACTGAACCAGTAACGGTCAGCTACAAGATTGACGAACAGTCGGTCTTTGAAGTTACCTTCACTGCACTCGTTGACGAAAGCCGCAACGCAACTGATGGTCGATTGCTCGGTCGATTTGGGCCAGCCGCTATCTCTTAAGCCAGAGGTACAGAAGATTCACTGGTGTCTTGACATTTGTCAAGCCCAGTGTTTCTTTTTGTGTTAGAATCAAGTTATGCTTTTATATGATTACTTCAATGCTGCAATCCTCAACGTCCGAGAAATACGGAACGGTGTTTCAAAGCTAGAGCGTATTGATAACGAGCCTAAGCGAGAGCATAATAAGCGCAGAGCCGATTTTATTAACTACCAACAGATAGTAAAGAAGCGTCGAAAAAAGACTATTAAAACAGGGTAAAATATGTCACTAGTATCTCAATCAGACTTAGAAGCTCGCCTCGGTAGGCCACTCACTGCTGAAGAAGCTACCGCCTTCACTGTTGTCAACGCTGCAAATCAAGCTTATATTGAAAAGATCATCGGCTCATCTGTCGAAGCCGTCTCACCATCCACTCGTTACTACGATGGTGACGTAGAGAACCTCACTATTGACCCATGCACTGACATAAGTGCTGTTTTTTATGTAGATCAGTACGAAAACAACGTCACCACGCTCACAACTGATCAGTACATTGCCGAGCCACGCAACCGCACTATGAAGACCTGGCTACGCAGCCGTCTTGGTGAGTTTTGGTGCGGTATGAATAACGTAGCTGTAACCGCTAAGTTCAGTATCAACGCAGATGCTAACGTACTCGCTATCGTTAAGGACGCACTGCTTGCTTCACTCGAAGCAGAGGTCAGCAACACGCAAAACATTACACGAGAATCAATCGAAGGCTATAGTGTTGAGTTTGCCAGCTCGCAGACTAAAGATGCACTGAATAAACTCAAATTGATATTCCCAGGGGTTTAGATGAAACCCCCAATGCTTCAAACCGCATATAAGGTCACGCAAACGCGGAATGGCTACGGCGACCTTGTTGGTACGACGCTAACTCCATTGCCTTGCCACTTTCGCTACATTACTGAGCAAGTCAGTGGTGGCGCTAACGAACAGATCAACTCTGACGCAATGGCATGGTTTGAACCAGATAGCGGCATTGTGCGTAGCGATGTTCTCAAGATCGACAACGAATACTTCCGTGTAGAGCGCATTATTAAAGCTCGTAGGCTGCACAACCCGACTGTGCAGTTCCTTAAGGTAGAGCTACTTAAGTATGGGCAAATATCATGAGCGCAAATGCATCTGTCACTGTCATTGATAAACTACCAGTCTTTGCTAAGGAGATGGCTAACATAATGGATGATGCCATTGCTGAGACTGCAAAAGATATTCTCATCGGTTCTCGTCAGCGTGCACCATTCGACAAGGGTGCTCTTCGTCGTGAGAGCGATATACGTCAGATGAAGTTACTTTTGTGGAGAGTGAGCTACTGGGTTGAATATGCACGCTTCCAGGAGCTTGGTGGTACTGCTAATCGTCGTGTCCGCAACTACACCACTTCAGGTACAGGCGCACACTTCTTGCAGCAATCAGGTGACGAGCAGGTCAAGAAGCTAGTCGGCACTATAACTAAGCACGCTGGGAGGGTTCGGGTATGAATGATGTAACACTGGCAATGGCCTACTACTTGCAGACCGCAGGCTTTGGTACATACAACACTAATATCTTTGTGGGCTACATACCTGAAAACACAGACGCCATCTGGCTCGAAGCAGTTGGTGGATCACAGAATAACTACGTACCAATGCAAGAAGCGGTTATCAACATCTACATCAAGAATACCAATGCATCTACCGCCGTTGATACACTCAACCAGGTGAAGCACTATATCCATCGTATGCACTCAACGACGGTATCTAATAACTACATCTACAGTATGCTTGTGCTGGGGAATATTGAAGATGTAACCCGTGATCTTGAGTATGCCAAAATATTTAAGCTTACTGTACAATTGACGTATCGTAATACCAATGTAATAAGTTAGGAGAAGACGACATGGCACTGAGGCATAAACAATATTGGAGAAAAAGGTATCTCTTGCCAGAAGGCATAGATAGTAAGCACCCCTTTTACGTCACCTGGGCGAATATGGTGAAAAGATGTACCAAAAAATATAGCACATCATACAAAAACTATGGGGCAAAGGGTATTGATGTATGTGATGATTGGAAGAGTTTTGACAACTTTTACAGCGATATGTATCCAGGATACAAGATGGGCCTAACACTAGAGCGTATTGATAACAAGGCTGGCTACAATAAAATCAACTGCAAGTGGATACCAAAGTCACAGCAAAGCAGAAACAGGAGTGTTGTTACGCTATATGATGGTAAAACGCTCGGTGAGTGGGCTAAAGAGCTAGGCGTGAATAGGTCAACACTTGCCCAAAGGCTCTATGTCTACGGCTGGAATATTGAAGAATGTTTAACTGGAAGGAGAGTATAAAATGAGCCTTAATATCGACGAACTAAAACCAAAGGCATTTAAGATTAGTCTAGGTGGCGAAGAAACAGACTGTAACCCACCGAAGATGTCTCATCTGTTTATGATCAATAAAATTGGATCAGTCTTCAAGGATCCCGAAAAGGCTACTAAAGATCAGATATTCGAGGCTGATCAGTATTTCACCGAGCTTATCAGCGACCTCATCCCAGAGTTAAAGGGTGCAGATATTGATATTCAGTATAAGTTGGACGTGCTGACTCAGATTACCGAGCACATTACCCCAGCAGACAACAAAGAATTGGTCGAGAAAGGCGTTAGCTTCGATAGCTCAAGCCCAAAAGTGGAGACAGCTGGATAATGCTAGTACCAGAGTTTATTAGATTCTATGGATACACACGCGAGCAGACGCTTGCTGAGTACGCTATAGCATTCTTTGCTCTGGTTAATGCTATGTACCAACTGAAGGCCAAGGAGCGTTTAGACGGCATCCTGGAGGTCTCTACTGGCATGTCTGGCGACAAAGGTCGTACAACAGTCACGAAGCTACAAGAACAGGCTGAAGGACTTGATAAAGTGTTACAAGAAGTAAGGAATGTGAAGGGCTAATCATGGCAAGTCAAACAAAACACTGGCTTGGTAAGAAGCGACCAGACCTATCAGAGAAGTTTACAGGTTCTGGCAATCCTATGTATGGGCGCAAGCTAAGTGAAGAAACAAAGGCCAAGATGAGGGAAGCACATGCCAAGAGACTTAAGGACTATGACTATACAAATCCTAAAGATGGGCGTACGCAATATGTAGACGTTCATAAGTGGATGTATAGGTACTTTGGTTCGCCTATGGAGTGCCAGGAATGTCACAAAGTAAAAAAATCAAATAGAAGTATACACTGGGCAAATATTAGTGGCTCATACTTGAGGGTCAGAAGTGATTGGGTACGACTTTGCGCAAGCTGTCATAAGCAGTATGATTTGGGTAAACTGGAGTTGAGTAATGTCTAGCCAATCGGTCGGGAGTATTCATTATGAACTAGGACTAGATACTAGTAAGTTCGACGCTGCGCAAAACCAGGTTAAAAGCAAACTGGCTGAGTTTCAGAGCCGTGCTGAAGCAGCTGCAATACCACTTGCTGCGCTAAGTGCCGCTATCATTGCGGTTGGCGTTACGTCTGTCCAGGCTTTCAGTGAGAGCCAGGATATGATCGCTCAGACGCAGGCGGTTCTTAAGTCGACTGGCGGCGTTGCAGGGATTACAGCTGACAAGGTTACTGAGCTGGCCAGTGCATTACAAAGCTCGACCAAGTTTAGCGACGAGCAGGTACGATCAGCCGAGAATATGCTGTTGACCTTCACCTCGATCGGCAAAGACGTATTTCCGCAAGCTACAAGCACCGTACTCGATATGGCTACTGCTCTCGGTGAAGATACAAAAAGCGCTTCAATTCAGCTTGGTAAAGCCCTTCAAGATCCTGTTAATGGTGTAACAGCCCTCCGCCGTGTTGGTGTGAACTTCAATGACGCCCAGCAACAGGTCATTCAGAATATGGTTGATACTGGTCAGCAAGCCGAGGCTCAGAAGTACATATTGGCCGAACTTGCTAAAGAGTTTGGCGGTAGTGCTCAGGCAGCAGGTGGCACGTTTAGTGGTGCGTTGGCTAAGCTCGCTAACCAGTTTAACGATGTGCAAGAAGCTATTGGGGGCATGATTGTGCAAGGGCTTACCCCTATGCTTAACTGGATAAACCAGGCTCTTGATAAGGTTGGTGGCATGACGGGTGCTTTCCAGATGCTCATGGACAAGCTAAGCCCACTCAAGCCACTACTACCAGTCATCGCAGGCATGATTGGTGGCTTACTAGTAGCAGCCCTCGTCGCTGCAACCGCCGCTCTTGCACCATTCGTCATAGCAGCAGCCTCGTTCGCCTGGCCGTTCGTAGCAGCTGGTGCAGCAGTTACAGCTCTTGGTATAGGTGTTAATTGGCTTGCAGAAAAGCTTGGCGGCTGGCAAAAGATTATGGCAGCGGTAAAACCAGTCATTGACGCAGTAACAAGCACGATCAAGCAGCTTTGGCAGAACCTAGTACAAGCCTTACAGCCAGCTATCGCCTTCATCTCACAGCACATGGACTTCTTTAAGGGTGTACTGATTGCACTCATCATAGGGGCCATAGCCCCACTAGTCATAGCAGTCGGCACAATCGTGGCAGCAATCATGGCAGTTATATTCGTTGTAACCCAGGTCATTAACTTCTTCAACTGGCTCATCCAGACAGTCACAACAGTAGGCGCAGCTATCTACAATACACTTGTACCGCCAATCCTGACCGTCATGACCTACATCCAAAACTTCATGAACTTCTGGTTTACCATTTGGAACGCCATTGCTCAGATAACCTTCACCATCATTAGCACTATCGTTCAGATAGTTCTTGTGCCATTCCAGGCTTTATTCAACTGGCTCTGGGGTGCATTCCTATCCCCTGTCTACAACGCTTTTGTTGGCATATTTAGCGCTATTAGCGGCTTTGTACGCGGCGTTATCGGCGGCCTTGTCGGATGGCTCGGCGGTATGCTCAATGCGGCGCGAGACAATATCGTGCGCCCAATCGCTGATGCATATAACCAGGTGCGGGGCTGGATAGATGGATTCGTCAACTCAGGCCGAGACATCATCAACGGTTTGATTCGTGGTATTCAGAACGGTGCTGGTGGCGTAGTGGATACCATTAAGAACATCTGTCGCAACTCACTCGATGCGGTTAAGCGCTTCTTCGGCATTAGCTCGCCATCTAAACTCATGGCCAAGCAGGGTAACTTCATTATGCAGGGTATGGGTGTTGGGCTAGAACAAGGTACAAAAGCAGCTATGGCTTCCGCGCGCGACTCTATGGCTATGGTTTCTGAGCAAATGAACGGCGCGGCTAACCTTGATACTGTCTTGTCGGCTTCGGTGCGACCAAACTCAGCAGCACTAGCAGCCCAGAACTTACAGTCTGGCGGCGCATCAGTCAACACTTACGTATATGGCGACACTATCCTGAATGGCGAGACAGATCAGCAGGCTTACTTAGACAGGTTGGCTCGAAACTTTGAATCAGTAACAAGAGGGGCGGCAGTATGACAGGCATGACTACAGTATTCGTGAACGGAATCGACATCTCACAGATCGACGGTGTACTTATTACTGACCGTCATATTCAGGCTGTACCAAACATAGACGTATCATCGAAGGAACTATCACGCGCCAACGGTGCTAAATACGTTTATAAGCGCTATGGAGCGCGTAAGTTTAATATTCTGGGGCATATCATCCAACCGAACCGTACATTAGCTGAGACCACCCGCAATACGCTCATAGGCACACTTCTTAACGCTGATGAAACTAAAGTGATTACCGATATGGCTGGTGTGCAGCGACAGCTTACGGCAGTCTGTGATAACCCTATAATCAACGAGTTTAACGGTGGCTACGCTTCGTTTGACCTCGGCTTTACGGCTTATGATCCGTTCATGTACGACCAGACGATCACAACTGGGCTAACCCTCTCCTCGATGACATCGGCTTACCGCATTGATCAGTTCCCAGTCAACGGAACCGCCCCAATGTCTCCGAAGATAACCATTACGTTTACTTCACTTACATCTACTGGAGTGCAGGAGGTAAATGCGCTTGATGCTACTACTGGTCTTGGCATTACCGTATCTCGCATCTGGTCAGCTTCAGACATACTGGTTATTGATAGCAAGGCTGGCACTGTTCAGGTGAACGGTGTGGATGTTGAATACTTTGGTACATTCCCAGTCTTCAAGCCAGGTGTACGTCGCTTCCAGTACAGTGATACGATGACAGCTCGCAATATCAACCTAACCTTGACGTATTACGCTGGGTACTTCTAATGGCACTGCACGACGGCATACCAAAGGCAGTCGATCAGTTTGACAACTTCAACGACAATAGCCTTGATACATCTAAGTGGACTTCTTTTGGTACTGGTGTAGCCGAAACAAACAATCAGCTAGAGCTTACAAGCCAACTTACCTCTGGGTATCGTGGTGTCTACTCAAACATTAACTACGATCTAACAGATAGTGAGATAAGTGCCAAGCTTGTTAGCGCTGGCAACCAGGCACTTACTTCATGGCAAGTCATACCTGTATTGGCTCAGAAAGACGCATCCAATCAGCTCTACTGGCTCATTCAGGGCAACACTATCTACGCCGTCAAGGTAATAGGTGGTGCAAGTACGAACGTCTATAGTGCCGCTTATTCGTCTACCACACATGTTTACTTCAAGATACGCGAACGTTTCAGCAAGCTCTATTACGAATACTCAACTGATGGTGAAACATGGACTGTAGCATTTCAGCTCGCGACGCCGTTTGACGTTGGCAACGTAAGCCTTCAATCTCAGTGTGGTAACTACTCAGCTGAAGCATCAACTACTATTGGTAAAGTAGATGACTTCAATGCGCAATCCTACTTGCGAACCGATCTTAAATATCCAACCAGTACGGGTGCGGCAAGTAATCAGTTCACTAACCCAGCTAACGCCTATGGCATAGACAGCATTAACGCAACCGATGCGGTAAACGCCCATAAGCAGGATTACGGTACATTTAACCTTACGATTCCCACTGGGGCGACTATAGTTGGCATCGAAGTAATCGTTACGGCTAAGCAAGCAGCGGGTTCAACTAATACCCTATCTGTAGACCTAAGCTATAATGCTGGCGTCGGTTTCACATCTACAAAGACCACATCAACGCTTACTACGTCATATGCATCGTTGGTTCTCGGTAGCTCAAGCGATACATGGGGTAGAACATGGGCGGCTAGTGAGTTTACAAATACTAACTTCCGTTTGCGCTTCACAAACAATGTCACTGGCGGTAATACAACCCAAATTGATGCTGTAAGCGTGCGTGTATACTACACATTCACCCAGACAGCGGTTATCGAAGATCTAAACGCTATTCGCAAGCGTATGACTATCAAGGCAGACGGCCTGTTTTGTGATCTATATTCGTCTTTTTCATACCCAACAGATAACAACCTTGGTTTCAGCGGTGGGTTTATATACTCTGGGTCAAACCTAGCGCTTTACCGTAACCTTAACGTCGGTCAAACATGGAATGCCACTAGTGCCGAGGTAGGATATGTTCGTTTCGATACTTCAGCGATCCCAGACGGAGCACGCATTATTTCTGCACGCCTTCAAATGTACTCTTCAGGTAATCAAAACTCTGTACCTGGGTGGATGGTTGAGGCGCGGGCTTACAACTTTGGCCATCGTCTTGACACTGATGATTGGTTCAATACTACTAAGGTTGTAGATAAGTTACCGCTTGTTGGTGTACACAAGGCCTCAGAGCTTAAGTTCGGCGATGATGCCAATGACTTTGTGTCTACTACTGCTATGGCCGAGAACATTAACCTGACAGGCTTTACGTCGTTGATGTTAGTATCGAACCGCCTCGTAAATAACGTATACGGTGACTACGGTGGGTCAAGCAATGCTGACAAAGTATTCTTTTATACGCCAAATGACTATGGTTATGAACCTAGGTTAGTGATTGAATATGATGACACAGTAGACTACCCTGATACTCCACGAGTAAAACAGACTGAGATTAAGCTATACGACAAAGATGAGACTTTCATTAAGAAGCTTACGACTGTATCTGACGATTACGCCATCGCTAACGAGATTAACAGCGCAGGTTCTAGCTACGACTTCGAGATTGCCGAAGATATGGATAACGTCGACGAAGACTACCTCATTGGTGCAATTATCAAAATCTACACCTTTGATGAAGTACGTGCTGATGGAATACTCATTTACGA